CCACCGGCCCAGCGGGCGTTGTCCCAGTAGTCCTCGTCCCAGCGACCCGGCTGGTAACTCTCGAACGAGACAGGCGACTGAGTGGATTGCAGGGAGAAGTTGACGTTGGCCGCGAGGCTCACCGAGAACTGACCACCGGACAGGATCGAAGGGCGCACCATCTTGTAGTGCTTGTTGATCACCTGCGCCCCGAAGTTGCTGTAGGTCGTCTGCGCCTCGGAGCGGATGGCCGCACCCTGCGTGACCGTGCCGTCGTTGGCGACCAGCGCGTCGTCGGTGAACTGCTCCCATGCCCGATAGACTGCACCGAAGCCACCGAAGATCGGGCGCTGTTGGTGGAGTTCCCAGCAGTACGCCTGATACCCGATGAACTCGCTCCAACCCTTCGTGATGTCGTTCTGCACGAACTGGAAGTGGGTATCCGTCGTGGCGGGGATGTTCAGGAACAACATGTTGTCCCCGGGGTAGACGAACGGTTGCCACCCGAACTTACTCTTGTTTGCGGTCACTGCCTGCGAAACAAGTTGCTGGATGTACTTGCCGGTGTTCTCCTCGGTGGGGTTCACCTTGGTCGACTTGAGCAGGTCGGACATGTAGACCACGCCGAACTCGGTCATGATCAGGACGTCGCCACCGTAGCGGCAAGCGGCGCGGCGACCGACCGGCGAGCCAGCGTAATAGACACCCTGCAAGCCCCACGTCTCGACGTTGTCGGGATCCACGCCTTGGTAGATGCTGACCTCGCCCTCGGACGAGATGGCGGCAATGTGGTCGTCCGCGCCGTTGCCGTCGTCGATGGTCCACGTGATGATCTGCGTCAGATACCCGCCACGGGTCCAGTTGGGGCCGAAGTCAAACTGCTTGACGATACCGTACAGCACGTTCGGCGGCAGATACCAGCCGGAGGTGCTGTCCTTCTCGGTGAACCAGAGCCGCTTCTGATGGCTGTAAACGTGGATGAACAGGAGCGGGTCGATGCCGGAGATGGTGTTGGCAGCGGTGCCGTCGCCAGTGATCAGGCGCTCGATGGTGCCATCCGGCTTGATCCAGATCGGGCTGTCCTCACCATTCACCGCCATGAGGTTCACACCGGCCTCGTTGGGGAAGTTGATGTGCTGCCAGCGGGCGTTGGTGAGGTCGTCGATCTCGACCGTGGGTGCCGTGTTCGGCGTCGTCACGTCATAGAGGATCGAGTCAGGATCGCCCGCGCTGACGGCGTAGAGTTTCGGCGGCGACGTGTTGTGGGACATGACCGTTTCCACAGCCCCGTCCAGTCCTTCGCAGTGCCGCACGTAGCCGTGACGCACCTGCACCCCGTAGGGTTGGGCGAACAGGTTCCGCAGGATGAGCGCAAAGCCCTCCGGCGCAGAGATGATCGCGTCGTAGGCATTGATCCCCTTGATGGGTGCAGGCCGCGTGATGACCTGCGAAACCTGCGGAGTGGGTTGGAATCTCACGTGCCGTTACCCACGTTCCAACTGCCGTCCGGGATGTTGTTGATGCCGATGAGCATCGTCCGTGCGCGGGGAGCAAGGGTGAGCATGGGTGCGCCCTTGTTCTTGCCGATCCGCGCTTCCCACGTGCCGAGGAAGTCCTTGGTGTAGGCAGCGGTGTTCAGACCCTTGGCCTCCCAGTACTTCAGCTTCAAGTAGGCAGAGACAATCCACGGGTCAAGCAGAACGATGTTGGTGTCGGCCTGCACCGAGGCGTAGAAGGTGTTCGCCTGGTCAGCGTCCTTCAGCCATGTGTCGGCGATGTACTCCATCGCCAGCGTCCAGGGGGCGAAGACCCCCGTGGTGTTGCTGTCGCCGGTCGGCGTGTTGGAGGGCGACGGGACAGGCCATATCTCGAACTTGCCCGACACCACGCGATAGCGCAGGCGTGGGCCGGAGGAGAGCAGCCCGCCCTTGAGCCACTGCCACTCCTGCGCCGTCTTGGGGCCGAGCAGGGGCCAGTGGTTCGTCCGGTCCCACTGGGTCTGGTCGGTGAAGTAGGACCAGTCGGACGGCATGTCATACTCGGCTACGCCGTCCTCTGTGGTGATGATCCACTCCTTGATCAACTGCTCCCACGGGAACCCGATGACCATGTCGGTCCCTGCCCGATTGAGCAGAGCCAACATCTGTTGCACGGTAGCGTCCTGCGACGTGACAACTTCGGCGGGTTTGGGCAAGCCCATCTCCACCATCGCTTGTTGCACTACCCACAGGACAGTACGTGCTTCAGCCATTTGCGTTCTCCATGAATGTCGGGATGGGTTCCACGACCTCTTCCTGCTGCTTGCCGCGCTTCGGCTTCTCGCTGGACATCTTGGCGATCACCTTCTCCATCTGGGCAAGACGATCCAGCAGCGCCTGCTTCTCCTCGGCGTCGGCGATGACCGCAGTGGAGGCAATCCAGTCAGCCGCCTTCTGGGACAACTCAAAGCCGCCCATGATGGTCTGCTTGGCACCATCCGGCAGATTCGCCAGTTGCTCGACCGTGAAGACGTTGCGGTACTTCAACTCGGCGATCATCGACGGCTTGGTGAAGAGGAACGGGAAGTTTTCGAGCGGGGTGCCGCCAGCCGATTCCAGTTGGCCCGACTTCCAGTCGCGGTACTTGGCGGCGAGGATGGGGCGACCCTGGGTGTAGCGTTTAGCGTGCTCGACAATGCTCGTCAGCTTGGAACCCGGAGCATGGATGGTGATCATGTCGATGTCGTCGTAGATCGGGCGACCGGCCTTGGTGCTGGCGTGCGGGTTGAGGATCGCTTCGGTCTTGAAGGTGACGTAGAGCCTGTCGTCGCCATCATAGAGTTTGCTGCCGCTGTCGTTGCCAAGGGTGTTATTCAGCGGGTTGAACTCCTGCGGAATGCTGCTGATGTCGAAATCATCCGAGTTAAGCTGAGATTGCATTTGAATTTTCCTTTTAGATGGAATGCTTGGGAAACGGGGCATGCCTACCCGCTGTTACGTGTAACTGTTGACGGGGTCCACACCGAGGATGAGCGACCCATTGGTGAGCACTGTGCTGGTAGCAGCCGCGTCAGCCGATGCCCGCACTTCGTACTCGGCGGCAGGATCGGCGTAGTCGACAGCCGTCAGCGCTGCACCAACCGGATTGCCCGCACCTGCTCCATTGACCGAAATCCGCCACGGGGTCGCAGCGCCGTTCTTGAACAGGGTGAAGGTGATAATCCGCGTGTTGGACACCTCGACATCCATCGTGAAGTTGATGGTGGAGGTTCCACGCTCTGCCCGACTGATCTTGCCGTTCGGTGCGCTGGCCGTCAGTTGCCCAACATCGCTACTGGTCGCCGTCGTGTAGGCAATGGCGAGCGGTGTCGTGCCGAGGCTGACCGTCTGCGGGGCAGTCTTTTGGCAGATACCATAAGCCGGTGCAATGGCTTTCAGGAAGTCGTTGATCATGCCACGGAGCAGCGCCGGAGTGATCGCGCCCGTGTTGTTGTCGGGGAAACTCGCATCGGACTGAGCGGTGAGTTCCACAATGGATTTTCTAGGCATTATTGGAATCCTTCATCAAAACCGGGGGAGAACGCCGTGAGTTCCGGCGGAACAATATCGACGACATAGACGCCGCCGAGGGGTCCAACACGAATACCACTCGTGTAACTGTCACCCGGCCACGGTGCAACGTTCAACTGGCAGACCAGCCTACCATCAGCGGTGAAGGGAAGACCCCCTAAGAACTGCGTGATAGTTCCGCCGTAGGCAATACACAACTGACCGGTGTGCCGCAGACCGAAGCCATTGACGAACACTTGGGGAAGCAGCGTGGAACTGACGTAGATAACCCCTGCTGCGCTTACGGCGATTCCCCCACTGAACGCCAAGTCCAGTAGGGGAGCTTCGGTTACAAAAATCGCCCCGCTGTCGGTGCGACGACCGGGGAGCATTAGTCTGCCGTGACGTTGGCCCAGAAGAAGTCACCTACGACGACTCCACCCGGGACATTGCACTCGAAGGTTCCTGCCCCTGCCGTTGCCGCGCCTGCCGCTACCGTGCAGGTGCCGCCTTCGGCGATGGTGCCTGCTGCGCGAACCCACTGGGCCGTACCGCCGCGAGCATCGTTGTCGTTGTTCGGGACGACGAAGTCGGGTTGCGGTGCGATGGTGGGGCCGGTGGCGATGCTGCCTTCACCGAGGGTGTTGGTCTTGGCTGACACCTTGGAACTGTACCCGACGTAGTTGGTATCGGCGGCGAACGACGTTTCGGTCGGAGCCTCCACGTACCCACCAATCGGGAATTGAATCACTGCGTTGGTCCACGGCGTACCGTTGGTATCGGGACGACCCGCTGCGTTGGCGATGTTTGCGCCTGCTACTCCAGACATGCTGTTCTCCTTTCGCTATTGCGAAAAGGCAGGACCAGCCACACTCGAAGAACCGTGGCTGGCCCCACCAAACCTTACTCGACGATGATGCCTTGGAACTGAGCACCAGAGCAGGTCAGGTTGCCAGCCCATGCAAGAATCTGCACAGCTGCCTCCTGGTTGACCGAGTAACGCTGACCCGGCGACAGCGGAACCATGTTGCGCTGGGCGTGGGGGCGATACTTCAGGTACTTCGTGTTCAGGAAGTACATCGTCTTGCTGGGGACACCAGCGGAGGACATGCCGATACCGCCATCGAGAACCACGTCGGCATCCATGTACTTCATGGACACGAAGCCGAGCTTGGCGTCGGTGTTGGAGGTGAAACGCTGGATAGCCTGGAGGCTGGCCGTGAAGTAGCCCCAGTAGGCATTGTCCATCACGATCAGGTCGGGACGGTCTTGACCACGGATCAGGCTGGCCCACATCGCGTTCATCACTGCCTGAATGTTGGCAGCGGTGGTCGCCGCACCGTTGAAGGTGGAGGCGTCGAGCGACTGGTTCTTCCAGAAGGTCCACGTGCCACGGTCGATGCCGCCGTAGGTGTTGGTGTTCACCGCTGGGACAGCAGCCTTCAGGCCGGTGATCTGCTTGCCGCCGGAGCCGGTGCCGTCCGAGTAGATGCCGGAAGCGATAAGGTTCGCCATGGTGGATTCAGCGACGGACATGCGGGCTTCGAGCAGGTCGATGATCTGTTCCTTGCCAGCGTTCTGCAGTTGCTCAAGGCCGGAGATGGTGACCGGACAGGCAGCTTGCTTGATGTCGTACTGCGCGGCGCTGATGACGTCGGAGGCAGCGACCGGCAGGGTTTCGTAGCCGGAGTAGTAACCGGCGTTGCCGTTGGGGGCGAACGACAGTTCTTCGAGGATGATGTTACCGCCGGAGAACGTCTTGATGTTGCCGCGTTGCTTCAGGCGGGCCAGGAGGGCGTTGTTGGAGGTGACGTTGTCGGCGATTTGGCCGGTACGGGATTGGATGGTGGTCGCGATGATGTCGCTGACCGCACTGTTCGGGAATGCCATTTGGATTGCTCCTCAATAGGGTAGGGGTGGTTTTGTCGGGTATTCCTCGGTGGGAGAAAAATCTCCGAGTGGCTCACTCGACGCCGAGCCTAACGTAGTGGGAGCAGGTGGCTTGATAGTCCTGCGGTACTGCTCGGGGGTTTCGTCGTCCTTGAAGATCGGAACGACTGGCCCCACGATTGCGCGGTAAAGAACGCTGGTCATACTCTGGAGTTGTTGAATGCTGCCTCGATGGCACCACGCAACGACCCATCTCCAGCAAAGGCGTTGGAGCCGCCCGAGGCCGGTGCGCCCGATACGCTGGAGGCAGCTAGCTTGGCTCGTTGAGCCTGCTGGTGCTGACTGTTCGCGTTGGTCATGGCTGCTTGCCTCACTTGCTGTCCCGACACGTCGGGATTGATTGCTACCGCCTTAGTGTATGCGTCCTCCAGAGACATTGCAACACCTCTGCGCCTGGCGACTTCGATCAGGTCGGCCATCTCCTGACGCACGTCGTCGAAGTACGGATAGCGCGGATCCAGAGACATCTGCTCGACCGTCTGGCTGGCCTGCTGGACAACCTGCTGCTCGCGCTGCTGGCGCTCCTGATAGATGGGTGCCAGCGCCTGCTGCAACTGCTGCTGGACCAGTTGGTTCACGTAGTTGGAGTCGAAGCCCTGCGGCTCCTGCTGCTGACCCTTCATCGAGGCGACGATGGCCGCATCCAAGTCCTCGATGCTGACATCGTAGTCCTTGATCAGCTTCGCCATCATCTCGGCCTTGCCTTGGCGGGATGCCGTGGCGAGCACGTAGTCGGCCTTGAACAGTTCGTTCATGGCCTGCACGGGGGTCACACCGGCAGACTGGATGCGGGCCATGTAGGGTGTGATGGTCTGCTGGATTTGCTGCAGCTGCTCGCGCACGGGAGCGGTTTCCTGAAGCACCCGATTGACTTCCTGCTCGCGGCGATGAACCTCTTGGCGCACGTGCAGCGGGAGTTCGGCCCAGACCTTCTTGGCATCACCCTTCCACGACTGGGGAGCGCGGTCTATGCGATGGAACGGCTTGCTTTCCGGTGCAGGCGTGTCAGCCTTAACTTCAGCCTTCTCGACAGGGGTGTCTGCGGGTGCTGGCGCGGCAGTATCAGTTCCCTCTTCAGGCGGCTGTTCTGGCTCGGGCGAAGCACTCTCGACAGGGGTGTCCGACGCTTCCGGTGCAGATACCTCCACGGGTTGTTCTGGTTCATTGTGTTCCTCGACGGCTGATTCAAGTGCTTCGCGCAGTTCCATGATTTATCCTTTTAGGTTGTGGTAACGACTGTTGATGACCTCGGCAATGGTGCGTCTGGTCTGTTCCCGATAGGCCTCGGACGGCGGTGCAGTGTTCTGCATTGTCTTGGGCGGCAAACCCTTCAACTCGACGGTAGGAACGACATCATGACGAGCACAATGATCACGAAGACCAGCGCGCCCAGAGTACGTCTTACCATCGATCGGACTGACGAAGTCTGGTAGATCAGCTTGGATGCCCGGCGCGCGGCCTCCCTTGACCTCAACTCCTTCTGGAAGCGGCAATGATTTGTCATACAAGACTCCATTGATTTGAACCCAGACTGCCTAGCCATGAATCAACCTCTTCTTCTTGGGTTTGGCCTTGACGGGTTCCGGCGCGGGATCCTTGCGTGTCTCAAGATACTCGGTCACCGCACCAGTCAGTGCTGGATTGGCAAACGCAGGTCTTCCCACCATGTCTCGCCGGTGTGGTTGTCGCACATCTTCCGGCGACCTTTGCGCTCACCGATATTGGTCGTGTAGGTGACATCAATTATCGTCATTCGGTTCTCCTAGTATGACAGCATCAAAATCAGCATTTCTTCTTCCTCGGCATCCTCGTCCAACTTCTGTTTCAGACGGATGTCCATGAGTACAAGCGCCTTGACCGTTTCCAGGTCGGCCAGCAGTTTGTCCCAGTCGATCCCTTGCGATGCCTTGAAGGGCGCGACCACTTCGGCCACACCCGACACTTCCATCTCCACCAACTCACGGTAGGCTTCCTTGACGATCTTCCGTTTGTCGACTTCGTCGATTTCCCAAGGACGCTTGATGAACTGCTGCAGCACCCATCCTGCACCGCCCCCTCCACCGTAGGAAGGTTTGGTCAGCAATCCCCATGAGTTGCCCCAGGCTTTAGCCCAGGATAATCCCCATGCAGATGCCATCAGACCGGACCCCAAGGATCACTGTCGGCTCCTGTTCCATCCACGTCGATGTGGTTCACCCGCACGATGTCGACCGGAATGATCTCGGCCTTGATCGCGGCGACGATGGCGGCGATGTCGGCAGGGGTCAGGGTCAGTGATCCCACGTTGGTAGCTGAGCCGACCACCTTGGAGTCGTAGCCGACGATGATGCCGGAGGTGTCATGCTCGGCGAACTTGACTGCCTCTCCTGTGACCGTGGCATCGGTGCTGTCGATGACGACACCTGACGTAACGTGCGTCTTGGTTAGCTTTGCCGTACCGGTGACAACACCAAGTCTTCCAAGAAGATCGCCATAGCACTCATGAACCCCCGGAGGACTGATGACCTCCGATTGCCCTGTGATGACTGATGAAACGTCACCTACAGGGGTTGTCGGGTGCAGCGCACCAATTGACGCGTGAGCACGGAACCGCTTTGCCGTGCCTGCGACCGTTCCAAGCTGGCCGGTCAGGAACCCCTCGGTTTCGTGAAGGTAGACAGCGTTGATCAGTTCGGCTTCACCAGTCACCGTGGCATCGTTGCTGTCAACCACATCACCACTGGTCGTGTGCAGCAGGAACCGCTTGGCAGTACCCGTGACTGTGGATGTCAGGCCGGTGACAGCGCCGGTCGCCTGATGGTGCGGAGCAGGTTCGGTGAGAACGGCTTCACCTGTGACATCTGCGGTGTTACCGGTGACATCACCATCGGTTGCATGGTCTACTACTGGAGGAGTTTCCGCAGGTTCATAGTTAAGGTATGCAACTACACCCTGTTCCCCAGAATTCATCGGAAGTTTCATCACCAGTTTTCCACTGGTAATGTTCAACTCAATAGGTTGATTCTGGGTTTCCCATTGTGCTCTAGACCAAAGAGCACCAAGTGCATCGAAGAAGCTGTTGTCAGTACCTTGCGATGGACCTACTGTGTGAAGAAGTGTCTGGTCATCGTAAAACTCTACGATATTCTTACTGGATACATAAAAAGTGCGGCCAGCAGCAAGACGCACGTTGTACCTGCCTGGTGGTACATCAACATAAAATACCGATGACTGACCACTTGGCCTAGTTGTATAAATTACACCAGCAAGTTTGGTTGGTGGTGTAGTCGTATCGTCGCGGGCATCGGTCCATCCACCAACCCATCCAAATACCTGTCCGTCCCTGCTTGTAGGATATGGTTCATCCTTTAGGCAATAGGTGTCTCCGGGTGCGTCGGTGACATACCCTGCTGTTGCCCGGAAACAAATTCCGGACATGTTACTGGCTCAGTGCGGTGTAGGTCAGGGCAGAGCAGGACACGGTGTCACCGGCAGCGACGACCAGACCGTTGCTCATGTTGATGTCGGAGCCGGAGGCGGCGACCGCGCAACGCACCTTGGCAGAACTGGCAGAGGTCTGGAACGTGGCGAAGGCGACTGTGCCGCCGACCGCATTGGTATCGGACGTGATCGCATTGGCGG